AAAATTACGACACCTTAAAAGAGAAGGTTGAAAAAGCTAAACAGAATCCCATGCTTATCAAAAACCTTGTCTGTAAGGAGTTTAATATCCGGGAAACATCATCAGAGTCTTGGTTGAATTACGACCAGCTAAACAACCCAGCGACATTTGACCTTGCAGACCTAAAACCGCGTTACGGAATCGGCGGACTTGATTTGTCCACAACAACCGACCTTACGTGTGCGACTGTAATATTCAAGGTCCCCAACGATGAAACGCTATACGTCAAACAGATGTATTGGCTCCCCGCAGACCTACTCGAAAAGAGAACCAAAGAAGACAAGATACCATATGACCTTTGGATGGAGCGTGGATTTTTGCGAGTATCTGAGGGAAACAAAATCAACTACAAAGATGTGGTTGAATGGTTCGTTGACGTGCAGACCGACGATGATATTTATATCTTCAAAATCGGATATGACTCATGGAACGCGCAGTATATTGTGGATGAACTCCAAAACAACTTTGGTAAGTTCGCATTAGAGCCGGTTATCCAGGGCGCGAAAACAATGAGCGGACCCATGAAGAATTTCGCATCCGACCTTGGGGCGAAAAAGGTAAATTACAATAATATACCAATCTTAAAATGGAATCTGTCAAATGCAGCAATCCAAACAGACAGAAATGACAATATAACTTTGGTAAAGACATCAAACCCTAAAAGAAGAATTGACGGAGTCGCCTCACTATTGGACGCCTACGTTTGTTTGGAAAGAAACTATGACAGTTACATCAATATGATTTAAGGAGGTGAGAGATTGGCATTTTTAGACATCTTTAGAAATAAAGCAGTTCCAGTATCAGCATACAAAATGATTACGGATGAGGGACACGGATTTTACGCTTGGGACGGAAATTTATATCAAAGCGACATTGTACGGTCCGCAATTAGGCCGAAAGCGAGGGCGATTGGAAAGGCCGTTGCAAAGCATGTACGGACATCGACCAGTAAAGATGGCATAAGGACAATTCAAGTCAACCCGGATGTATATATGCGGTTTTTACTTGAAGAACCCAACCAATACATGACAGGACAGATGCTTCAAGAAAAGATGATTACTCAATTGGAGCTTAACAACAACGCATTCGCATATATCAACCGGGATGATAACGGATATCCGATTGGCATATACCCAATTACGGCAATGTCAAGCGAGGCAATCCAAAACGATTCGGGTGAACTCTTTATGAGGTTCATCTTAAAGACTGGCAGGATTTACACATTCAGATATGCGGATGTTATCCACTTGCGGAAGGACTTCAACTCAAATGAGTTTTTTGGAGACTCCCCAGCGCAAGCATTAGCCCCACTCATGGAAATTGTGACCACCACAGACCAAGGAATCGTTAAGGCAATCAAGAACTCAAACATTATCAAGTGGTTGCTTAAAATTGTTTCCGGAAATCGTCCTGAAGACGTTAAGAAAACGGCGGATCAGTTCGTTAAGGATTACATGAATATCGAAAGTACGTCCGTTGGAGCTGCAGCAGTCGGGGCAAATGTAGACGCAATTCAGGTTGCACCTAATGACTATGTACCCAATGCAATTCAGATGGACAGAACGGTTCAAAGAATACTTTCGTTCTACAACACCAATTCCCATATCGTTCAAGGTGACTATACAGAAGACGAATGGATCAGTTATTACGAATCAGCACTTGAGGCGGATGTAATACAGCTATCCAATGAGTTTACACGAAAACTGTTTAGCCGAAAAGAGCGTGGATTTGGAAATAAGATTATTTTTGACGGTAGCAATTTATCATTCGCCAGCATGCAGACCAAACTCGGCTTAGTTCAATATGTGGACAGAGGAATCATGAGTCCGAACGAAGTCAGAGACACATTATCAATGGCTCCGCGTGAAGGTGGGGATGAATTTTTACTTAGAAAAGATACCGGTACAACCGGAGACCAGGGGAAAGGAGGTAACAATTGAAAAAAATCAGTATTAGGGGAGTGATATCAAACAATGACGATGCTTGGATTTACGATTATTTCGGAATGGAAGCAACAAGCCCAAAAATGGTTGACGATGCAATCACACAAGCAAATGGTGATGATCTGGAAGTGGAAATCAATTCGGGAGGCGGCTCAGTGTTCGCCGGGAGTGAAATCTACACCACATTGAAATCTTACACCGGAAACGTGACCACAAAGATTGTCGGGATTGCTGCAAGCGCCGCTTCCGTAATCGCAATGGCCGGGAAAAAAGTTGTAATGTCACCCACAGCGCAGTTCATGATTCACAATGTATCAGCAATGACCGCCGGCGACTATAGGGACATGGAGCATTCATCCGAAATCCTTAAAAGTGCAAATGACACTGTGGCAAATGCCTACAGAATCAAAACCGGAAAGTCACAAGAAGAATTGCTTGCGCTTATGGACAAGGAGAGCTGGTTTACAGCAGACCGGGCGAAAGAAATTGGATTCATTGATGAAGTGATGTTCGATTCCGAGCCGCAACTTGTAGCATCGGCCTATATGCCCGCAACGCTTCCACCCGAAGTCATACAAAAGATGAGAAATTCAAAAATAAAACCGCAAGAATCGCCCAATGATGAGGCGGTTTTTTTAATGCAGTCCAAACTCAAATATCTAAAACTGAAAGGAGATATTGAATGAACAAGCAAGACTATCTAACACAAAGAAATCAGCTCATGTCTGACGCTGACTCCCTCATGGCTGAATCAAAAATAGAAGAAGCCAATGTTGCGATGAGCGATGTTGAAAAGCTGGATAACGACTGGGCGGCCATCTGCCTAGCCAATGCCAACTTGGAAGCACTCAAAGACGAACAAAAAACCGTTATTTTAGAAAACAAATCAGTCGACCTGAAAGGAGACGAAAAGAAATTGGAAAACACAAACATTTTGGAAATGAACCCTGTTGATATCGTAGCAACCCCGGAATACAGAAACGCATGGTTGAAGAAATTGCAGGGAAAAGACCTGTCCCAACAGGAAAACACCGTAGTTACCGCAAGTGGAGCAATCCCGACAGAAACACTGAACAAAGTTATTTCCTTAATGGAATACGTTGCTCCGATCTTGAGCAAAATTGACCTGTCCTTTATCCCCGCCAATTTGACCATCCCTGTTGAAAGCTCCCTGGCAGATGCTTCTTGGGTAGCAATGGGAACCGCATCCACCGACAGCACCGATGCGCTGACAACTGTTTCTTTGGCAGCCTACAAACTGATTAAAACCATTGAAATTGGCGCAGATGCTTCCATTATGGCCATTGGCGCATTTGAGACTTACCTTGTTGACAAACTGGCTCGCAAGATGGCAAAAGCCCTTGAGAACGCAGTTATCAACGGTACTGGCTCCGCACAGCCAACCGGGCTGATGAAGTCTGGCGAAATTACCAACACCGGTACATTCACAAAGACCGCCATGACGTTTGCGGATCTAATGACCATCGTTGGAGACCTTCCCGACCACGGATATAGAATCGGCGCATCTTTTGTTATGCCTTCCGCACTGTTCTATTCCGACGTTCTGCCCGCATTGGCAACAAAGAACTATGTTATTGACCTTCAGAGTGCCGAGAACTTCAAAGTGCTTGGATATGACGTAATTCTGTGCGACAGACTGGCAGCCGACAACATCATCTTTGGCGACTTCAAATTCTATTCCATGAACATTTCTTCCGGAATCGAAATTGCCAATGACAAGTCTGTTGGATTCAAAACCGGTTCAACCGTTTACAGAGCAATGGCCCTCGTAGATGGCAAGAAAACCAACGTTGACGCATTCAACAAATACACCAGAAGTGCAACTTAATGAGCTGGGGAGATTTATTTCTCCCCTCTTTTTTCCTAGGAGGTGACAAACGATGCTGATAAATGATGTAAAGGTTGCACTCCGAGTCACCAACGAAGCTATGGACTCAGAGATAGCCGACTTAATTGAAGGGTGCAAATCAGACCTTGGAATATCTGGAGTCGATATGGTAATTGAAACTGACCCGCTGATTAAGAGGGCAATAATCACATATTGCAAAGCGTATTTTGGTTATGATAACCCGGACGCAGACCGACTGATCGGTTCGTACCAGTCCTTAAAGAATCATCTTGCTATATCGTCCGATTATCACACCTATGAGGTGACGGTATGATGTGGCGCGATGTTATTGACCTTGGGAACGCGACACCAACCACCACGCATGGCGAGACAATCTATTCATTCACTTGGCGCACAGCATATGCCAATAAGAGGTCGGTTAAACAGAGCGAATTTTATCAAGCATCAGACGTTGGCCTTAAACCGGAGCTGGTGTTTGAGGTTCGCTCTTCCGATTTTGATAATGACGAACGAATAAGGTATGGCGGCGTTGAGTATTCAATCACTAGAGTCGAGGGCCGAGGTGATAATACCCTATTGACCGTGGCCGCCTATGTTGGGAGTGAGGTTTAATGGCTAAAAGACAACCCTTCACATTTGAATCTAATGTGGACAAGGTCATAGCTAAAGTCCAAGAGAAACCCTATAAGGTCATGAACGCAATTGGGGCGGTCTTAGTCCGCGAAATCAGGGCAACCACACTGAAAAGCCAATATCACCAAAGGTACAAGCTTTTATCTAAGTCTTTAGGGTATTGGGCGAGAAAAAAAGAGGGCGACCTACAGATTGGTTTCAAGATGTCTATTCAAAAGAATAAGGGCGGAGTTGGACCCGGTATTGTGGGCGGAATCATGACAGGCCGAGAAGCGGATCCACTG